GAATAAAGAACAAAAAATAGTAAGACTTCTTGAGGAGGGTTTCTCATATGAGACTATTAAAAAGATGTCTGATTTACATATTAATAAAATATACGAAAGTATTGAGGAAGCTGAAACTACTACTGTAGAAAAGACAACGTATAGTAAATCTGAAGTAGATAAGATGAAAAGAGATAAGGGAGGTCTTAATGTAAATGGTACAGTCACACCAAATGACGATGGCTCAGTTACAGTAACTCAACAAATGGAAGAAGAGATAGATGATACTAATGCGTTAGGTAAATTAGCCATGCAAACCGCCACAGGTCAGGAAATGCCTCACGATGCAGATGATATGGCTCCTGACGGTATGGACGATGATTCTGACAATGATAGAAAAATGATGGCTAATGAAGAATTTTATGGTAATATTGACGAAGAGGCCGTCATAGAAGAATTATTCGGTAACTCAAAGAAAAAAATGAAAACGCCTATCACTACATTAGGTATGTTTGAAGAAACAAACGAAGGTACAAAATGTTGGAAGGGTTATGAAAAGAAGGGTATGAAGACTATGTTCGGTAAGAGGGTACCAAACTGTGTTAAAAAAGAAAGTAAGGAAGAAAAAGTTAGACAGATTGAAGAAAGTATCTTATCTTTGATTAATAAATCACAAGGTAAAATGTTTACTAAAAAGGATATTCTTGAGCAGGGACCAAGTATCGCACCTGTGAAACCAACCGTTAAACCAGGTGTTAGACCTGAAAGAGGAACCCCATACAAACCAAAACACAGTCCTAAACCTAAAGCAGGTACTGAAGTTAAACCCGCAAGACCAACAGTTAAGCCAGGTGTTAGACCTGAAAGAGGAACTCCTTATAAACCAAAACACAGTCCAAAACCAAAGGCTGGTGAGGAACAAGGTTTACCTGAATTCCTTAAGTTTAATAATCTAAATATTAAATTCAGAGATGAGTAAGTTGAAAGAACAGATTGAATACGATGGTCCCGAAAGAATGGACCGAGAAATAGAGAGAAAAATTTCAAGTGGTGAAACTCCTATATCTGATAATCCAGGGTTACCTGGTAAAGAAGAAGATGAGTTTGACAATTCATTTGCTGAATTGGTTGCTTCTGAAAGATTTAAACAAGTTGTTGAGAAGGTTAAGCGTTACACCGGTATGAATGACGTATCAGGACAAAACGCCTTTAATCAACTTCAAATGATGTTAATGCAAGCGGTACAGGAGGTAAAATCTATCGAATCAAATAATGAGGGATACTTAGAACAATTAGCGGTTGATTTGGTTAAACAAGAATTATCTTTACCTGACGACGCTTTTCAGTACGATGTTGAATTACAATCTATGCCCGGTCAGATAGACACGTCTCAGATGATTTCAGAACCCGAAGAGATTGATGATGAGGAGGTACAACAACAGTTTGGTGTAAGTGCAGATGAAGCGGAAGACGACTTGGAAAATTTCATGGCAGCTTTTGAGAAATTTGACTTAGAAAAGGCTAAAAGAAGGTTTATTAACTCACTGATACAAGGAGCGTCTAAAAAAGGTCATTATATGTTTCATCTTGTTGAGGAACAACTTAACACTCTTGACCCACGTCTACTTAATCTATACGGTGTGTTAATGTCTATTAACGACCTATTATATTGGATTATGCCCGACCAAATGATTATGTCGGCCGCGGGTAGTGGAGAAGGGGTACAAGGTTCTGAAGAAATTGACGATACCACAGACCCACCAACAATTAAAGCTAAAGGATTGTTCTTCCCTGTTCTAATACACGAACTCATAAAAGGAGTTTATGAGGTGTTAGGTACTCAAGGATTACCTGACGACCCTAAAGCTGCTGAAATGGTTATGGGTCAAACTGATACACTACCTTATGAAGTTTGGGATTTAAGATTAGGTCCAGTCATTTGGGACAAATTCACTGAGTCATATCCTGATAAGTTATATGAAGACGACATGAGAGAAATACAAAATTACTTATTCTCAAGATTCTCTTCACTATCTACTGACGAATTCTTTGAAGTTGCAAGAATGATTCTTTCGGGTTCAGATGAAGGTAAACAATTAGTTTCTAAAATGGTTGACGAAATTATTGATGAACTAAAAGGTTATGAGTATGAGGATGCTATGTCACAGTATAGTGATGACGACGATGACGACGATGATGGTGGACTTTCAGACTTGTTAGGTGATTTAGGTATTTCTTTAACATAAATTCTTACTAAAATGTCTATATGGCGTTAACAAAAGAAAAAGTATTATTAGAGTATGCGAGGTGTGCGAAAGACACCTCGTATGCGTTAAGGACATATCTACAAACCTACGACAATACACAATCAAAATATGTTCCATTAAGGTTATTTCCTGACCAAGAAAACCTTATTAAAGACTACGACACCTACGAAGAGAATATTGCACTTAAGTATAGACAGGCGGGTGTATCTACAGTAACCTCAGCATGGGTATCAAAAAAGTTGGTTACAGCATCCAAAACAAAACCTGAAAAGATTCTAATAATCGCGAACAAACTTGACACCTCTGTTGAGATGGCAAGTAAGATACGTGCGTTTATTGAACAATGGCCAAGTTGGTTTGGAGTAAAATTCTCAAACGAAAAAAATTCACAAAGACATTACAAACTCACAAATGGTTGTGAGGTAAAGTCAGTTGCAACTTCTAAAGACGCACTTAGAGGATATACACCAACAATACTTGTGTTTGATGAAGCTGCGTTTATTGAAGCCGACAATGACTTTTGGTCCGCATGTATGGCTTCATTATCTACGGGAGGTAAAGTAATTGTTATATCAACACCTAACGGTTTTGATAGAATTTATTATTCTATATACGACCAATCATTAAGAGGGATGAATGACTTCAAGATTACCGAAATGTATTGGTATCGTGACCCTCGTTACGCCAAAGACTTAAAACTAATTAAATGTAATGATATCGTACATTACATGTTAAATAGAGAGGATTATAATGATGATGAGATAATAATCGATTACACATCCGTAGACCCTATGGAAAGAAACTTCGAAGAAATAAAAGAGAAGTTTTTAGAAGGGTACAAACCATACTCTAGTTGGTTTGAGGGTATGGCTAAAAAACTTAAGTTTGATAGACGTAAGATTGCACAAGAATTGGAATGTAACTTCTTAGGTTCAGGTGACAATGTCATACCTAACGATACTATTGAAAAGATAAAGGAAAACTTTATACGTGACCCTGAAAATAAATTTATGGGTGGTGCATTATGGCAATGGAAAGAACCCGTAGTGGGTCACAAATATATTATGGGTATAGACGTTTCTCGTGGTGATAGTGAGGACTTTACAACATTCTGTATTATAGACTTTGACGAAAGAGAACAAGTCTTAGAGTACTTAGGTAAGATACCACCCGATGTTGCTGCAGAAGTTGCATACAAATGGGCAACAATGTATTCGGCCTTTATTGTAATTGATATTACAGGAGGTATGGGGGTATCTACTGCGCGTAAACTTCAAGAGATGAATTATAAAGATTTATATGTTGAGGGTACTAACGCGGCTGATAAGTGGAAGTACAACCCTAAAACAGTTGAAAAAATACCTGGATTGAACTTCAACTCAAAAAGGGTTCAAATTGTGGCGGCGTTCGAAGAAGCGTTAAGACATAATTTTATTGTTAGGTCATCTCGTTTGATAAATGAATTAAACACATTTGTATATATAAACGGTAGACCCGACCACATTAAAGGTCAACACGATGATTTAATTATGGCTATGGCGATGGCAATATATGTCGGTGAAAGTTCATTCACACAATTAGAAAAAGTTACTGAACAGACAAAAGCTATGATGGAGAGTTGGATGGTTAATGAGACACCTGTTAAGAATTCATCAAAAGATTTTAATCCCGGTCTACCAGTAATGCCAAACACAAGTCATCACAGACCTAATGGTATAACAAAAGAAGATTATAATGAATATAGTTGGTTATTCGGGGGTAGAAGAAGATAACCTTTAATTAATTCGGGTAAAGTTTATATTTATCTAAAAAACTATGGCGGAAAACAATAACTATACGATTTGGCAAAGACTAACCAAAGTTTTTGGTCCTGATTCAACTCTTGACCAACAACCTCCCGTATATAACTTCGACAAAAAACAGATACTCAAAACTACTAACAAACAAGAGTATGAGAGAGAGAAGTTACAAGCACAACAAACACTTTATTTAGGACAACAATGGCAAAAGATTGAAAACAATCTTTATACTCAAGCCGTTTACTATGAACCAACTCGTTTAGCATCTTTCTACGATTATGAAAGTATGGAATATACTCCTGAGATTTCTGCCGCCTTAGATATATACTCAGAAGAATCTACCACACCTGATGAAGATGGTTACATGTTACAGATTTATTCTGAGAGTAAAAGAATTAAGTCTGTATTAGGTGATTTATTTAATAATAGATTAGATATTAATACTAATCTACCTATGTGGACAAGAAATACATGTAAGTATGGTGATAACTTTGTTTACTTAAAGTTAGACCCTGAAAAAGGTATTATGGGTGCACAGCAACTACCTAACATAGAAATTACAAGACAGGAGAGAGGTATGAAAATGAAGCCTGAACGTAATTCTACAAATACGGAAAATGATGCGTTAAAGTTTTTGTGGCAGAATAAAGACATGGAATTTAATACATGGGAGATTGCCCACTTTAGATTGTTAGGTGACGATAGAAAACTACCATATGGAACTTCTATGTTGGAGAAAGGTAGAAGAATTTGGAAACAGTTGATACTATCAGAAGATGCTATGTTAATATACAGGACGTCACGAGCACCCGAAAGAAGAGTCTTTAAGGTTTTTGTTGGAAACATGGACGACAAAGATGTCGAACCATACGTAAACAGAGTTGCTAATAAGTTTAAGAGAGACCAAGTGGTTGACTCAAACAACGGTAATGTTGATTTAAGGTATAATCAGATGGCCGTTGACCAAGACTATTTTATTCCTGTTAGAGACCCTAACGCACCTAACCCGATTGACACATTACCAGGTGCACAGAACCTATCTGAAATTGCGGATATAGAATATATTCAGAAAAAACTATTAACATCTCTAAGAGTACCTAAGGCTTTCTTAGGTTTTGAAGAGGTTGTTGGTGATGGTAAAAATCTATCCCTACAAGACATACGTTTTGCAAGAACAATTAATAGAATACAAAAATCTATGATTCAGGAATTGAATAAAATTGCAATAATACACCTTTATCTTTTAGGTTTTGAAGACGAATTAGGTAACTTCACTTTAGGGTTAACTAATCCATCTACACAAGCGGACTTACTTAAGGTCGAACAGTGGCAACAGAAGATTCAATTGTATAGAGACGCGGTCACTGACCCTGGTAATGGTATATTACCTGTTTCTTCATCATGGGCTAAGAAACATATCTTAGGATTTAGTGATGAAGAAATAAAGTTAGACTTACAACAACAAAGAATTGAAAAAGCCGTTGCGGGTGAATTAGAAAAAACTGCAGAGGTAATTAGTAAAACGGGAGTGTTTGCTAATATTGACAAATTATATGGTAACAAACCCGGAGAGGGTGGAGACCCTCTTGGTGGTGAAACTACCGATTCATCAGTAGGAGACCTCGGTGGTGCACCATCAGGGGGTGGAATGGACTTAGGTGGTGACTTAGGTGGTGACTTAGGTGGTGACTTAGGTGGTGGAGATGAAGGGGGTGGTGAAACACCTGCGGAGGAACCTCCAGTTGAGAGATTAGTGAGAAACAAAGATTTAGACCTCTTGGTGGAAGATGACTTAATAAAGGGTAAAAGTATTTTAGATTTATCTAAAGGAAGAGAATCACTAGGTGAGATTGAAAAGGAGTTGAATTCTCTTTTAGGGGAATAATGTGTGAATAATACCTTTTACATGATATTTATATAAAAAAATGTCATGACTTCATTCGGTACAATTAAAACTAAAATAGAAAAGTTATTTGAATCTACTTACGGAAAACCAGAATTTAAAGACCACATAAAGTCGTTTAATAAAATGGTTCTTGAAAATAAAAACGTAAGTGAGATATATTTTATATACGATGAGTTATCATCTAACAAAGGTTTAAGTAAAGATATTGTTGATGAGTATATCTCCGAAAGTTTTGAGCAATTAAGGGATTTAATTAATAATAATCAAAATAAAATAGACTTATTGAGTAGTTGGGTGAACGAATTAGTTTTAGAAGACACTAATAACTATAACGACATTGATTTACAAGTTTACACTAAAAACGTAACCAAGAATTTAGAATCGTTACTTGAATCAAAAAATAGAATAAGAAAAACTTTATTGTGTTCTAAAGAGAAAGAAATTTCAGAATCCACATTAAACATACCAATTTCGTCTATGTTGCAAATCGCAACAAAAACCTTTAACAAAGAGTTTTCAACATTAAATGAAGAAGAAAAGAAAGAGTTCAAGTTTTTCACTTCATTAAACGAAACTGAATTAAAAGATGAAATTAATAAGTCAAAAACTTTGGTTTGTGAAAAACTAAATCTCAGTTTAAACGAATCTTCCGATTCCGAATTAAGAGAAAAAATTCAAAAAACTTTAGATAAAATAAACGAAACTGATTATACCCTTACTTCACTTTACAAATTAAAGCAGTTAGAAAAAGGGTTATAATGAGAAAATTTCTTACGTCTTTATTAGGTGATGTAGATGGTCAAAAATCTTCTAAAAGATTTATAACCATTTGCGCATTCTTTATGATGTGTGTGGCATTTATCGCTAATATTTTTATGGATATTCCTTTACAAAAATATGTATGGGACGGTATGATGTATATTGTAGGTGCAGGATTGGGTTTTACAACTATAGAAAAGTTTTCACGAAGTAGAGGTCCTGAAGAATAATTAAAGGTCGTTTTTCTTCCTGTTTACATAAATTGCCTTTTTCTTCTTTTCTCTTCTTTTAACTGAGTCCTTTGTATATTCTTTATTTTCATTAAGGTTTTGAATCTGCTTAGTCTTATAAACCTTATATTTATAATTCTTCAAAGCGGCTTCAATATTTTTATTCTTTACCTTAATTATTAGCATTTACAATGTTCTTTGTCTATAAATATACGTCTTTGACATATAACTGCAAATGTAGTATATTTAATGTAAATCAATAAACTTTATAAGTATGGATTTATATGAAAAAAGGAAAAACATCACAATTAAAATTATTCAGTGATGCTAAGTGCCACTATGGTACAGTAGATGCGAAAAATTTAAAAACTGTATATATTGTTTTACAGTCTTGGGTAGAACCCATAAGGGAGTTTGAAAACTGGGATAGAGCAACAGGTACGATGGAACGTAATATAAAACACGTTTTATTGGAGGTATTAAACCCCGAAATATTTGAAAAACACAATATAGTAGATTTGGATTTGAGGAGTAGTGGGATACAAAAAGGTAAAAGAAGTTTTATGAACTTAGAAATTACTTTATACCTAAAAAATCATTTAGAGTTTAAGTCACCTATATTAAAGAACAATATTAAAAATGTCATAGAAGCAGTATATACTGATTGTCTAAGAGGTATGAGGTATTTTGAAATACACAAGAGTAAAACGACAAAAGAAGTGGTCTGACATATTTATAAAGAAAAAACATGAAGATTTTAGGACCAAACGATTCAGGTAAAGGAATTTTAGTAGAATGGGATGCGGGGTTTGTAAATCCTAACGACAGTCGTAACGCACAAGTTATAAAAGAATCCTATGGTCAATTAGACCATTCAAAGCCTTTTGAGTTTTACGCAACACTACAAAAGTTTGATACACCAAATAGAAACGGTAGAGTATACCCTGAAAAGATTCTACGTAGAGAAGCAGACGTATATAAGAAAGCCATTGAAAAGGGATTATCAATTTCTGAACTTAATCACCCCGAATCTTCATTAATTGATTTGGACCGTGTATCACATTTGATAACTGATATATGGTGGGAGGGTAATACTCTTATGGGTAAGATTAAATTATTAACCTCACCAGGTTTTCATGAGAAAGGTGTGGTATCTTGTCCTGGTGACCAAGCAGCTAATTTGATGAGACAAGGTGTCACTATGGGTGTATCTTCTCGTGGTGTTGGCTCACTCGTAAAAAAGGGGGAAAGAAACGAAGTACAAGACGATTTTGAATTGATTTGTTTTGATTTAGTTTCATCTCCATCTACACCAGGTGCGTACTTGTTCTTAAATAAGGATGATAGAGGTAAGTATGAAGAGAACTTAGAAGAAGAAACACAATTGAGAGTCCAAGAACCAAGAATTGATGGTGGATTAGGTAAAAGTGTTGACTTAATGAAAAGACTTTCCGATTATTTAGGGTATTAAAACTTTAAATTAAAAATTATGGACGAAAAGTATTTTGTAGCAAAAGTTCAGTATGACCTCCCTGACGAAAATTCAGGTAAGATTAAAAAGGTACGTGAAGAGAAACTTGTTAAAGGTTATAATGTGACTGATGTTGAAGCTAAGGTTACTCAACACTTTAAAGACTTTGTTTATGATTGGAGAATCACAGCGTGTGTTGAGAGTAAAATCGACGAAGTGTACGAGTAATTAAAAATAAAAAAATTTTTTGAATCGGGGTAATCCCCGATTTTTTTTTGCTTAAAGTTACGAAAAAAACACTTTTTTCATATTTAACATATTTATATGATAACTATAATAAACTTTTTTGCAAAAAAATAAAATGGCAGACAAAAAAAATCTAGTTGAAGAAGCTTTATTGCAGATGGAAAACTTGCAAGAAGCCATTACTAATAATGCAAAAGGAATACTTGCTTCTACTATGAAGGAAGAAATCAGTGAACTAGTAAAAGAATCTCTCGAAGAAGAGGTTGAAATGTCTGAAGCAGAAACTGAAGAAACAGTCGAGGTATCCGAACAGGAAGAAGTCGATTTGGAAGTTGATGTTGAAGACGAAGATGACGACATTGAAGATGCTCTTGAGGACTTAGGTCTTGATATGGGTGACGACATGGAGTCTGATAACGACGACGAGTTAGAGATGGGTGATGAGGAAATGTTAATGACCGATTTACCTGGCGACGACTTGGAAGTTGATGATGAAGAAGAAGTTCTTTTACCTCTCGATTTAACAGCAGCTTCTGACGACGAAATCTTAAAGGTCTTTAAAGCAATGGGTGAAGATGACGGTATTATCGTAAAACAAGACGGTGATGACGTACACTTATCCGATGCAGATACTGATGCAGAATACGTGATTCAGTTAGGTGAATCAGAAGAACAAATGGAAGAAGTTTCTGAAGAAGACCATATGGAAGAAGGAGTTGTTTATGAAATTGAGATTGGTGAGGAAGATGCTCACGAAGAAGAAACGAGTGAAGGTGACTACGGTGGTAACAAAGGCGATGAGTCTAAGTCACACAGAGATTACATGGAAGAAGAAGAAACTTCTGAAGGTAAGTATGGTGGTAACAAAGGCGACGAGTCTAGGTCACACAGAGATTACGAAACTAACGAAGGTAAGTACGGTGGTAACAAAGGCGATGAGTCTA